TTTTAGAACCCCCTTACAATGAGTCTGCACCGCCTTATGAGGTATTGCATATCCTAACGCTTTTGCAACATCACTTCCGGCAAAATATGTCTTATCGTCTTTAGTGATAGTTCTAATTTCTCCGAATTTTTCATTATTGAAAATTTGTAAATCGTTCATGTTTTCTCCTTTCTACTCGATAAAATAAGAAACTTCTACGCCAAAATAATTAGCAATCTTAATTAGCTTGTCTGTTTTTGGCATTGATTTTCCTGACTTCCAATCCGAAAAAGTACTCCGTGCCATTCCAAGCTCTTCCGACAGTTTGTAAAACGAAACGTTTCTAGCTTTTATGAGCGTGTCAAGTTTTTTAAAACTCGCCTGTCGTTTTTTCTTATTCAATTTCCCATCTCCTTTCTTGACAATAGTTAGGAAATCCGCTACAATAAAAATGTCATATTAGGCAAAATACGCTAGGAGGTAAAAGCCTTGAAAGCAATTTTGATTTTGCCTGTTCCATATTTGCGAGGTCGCATTTAAAATGTAGCAATCGGTGTAGCGCATTTTGGGCAGTAAAGCTCGATAAAAAATCATGGTTGGCATGTCCGATAATATGCCGTGCTACGCTAGATACTCCTCTCAATCCGTCAGCTAATGGCAATTAGACTGCTGAACTTAAACTGCATAAGTGACGGAACATTTAAAGAAGCATTGGTACTACACAGTGCGTCGAAAGACTGCAAAATGTATGTGGTGTAAAAAATAAGGCAACGGCTGTTGGTGGTAGTACACTAGCAGCTTTTGTTTTTAGTTCAAAAATCCTAACTAAGTCTTGATAAAAATTAGAAAATCGTGTATACTATGAATTGTCCAGAAACATAATATTATTTTCTCAATTTTATTTTTTATTGAGTTGAGATTTCCTAACTTCTTTTTCATTCTACATTAGGAAGTCTTATTTGTCAACCCCAAATGTTGAGAAATCACAACTTTTTTTAAAGGAGATTTTCTATGTACGAAAGATATTGTAAATTAAGAGACTCGAAAGGGTTAAATGATTCAGAAGTGGCTAAATATGGCGGTTTCCCTAAAAGTACTTTTTCAGATTGGAAAAAGGGAAAAAGCAGTCCAAAATTATTTAAGTTGGTAAAAATTGCAGAATGTCTTGATTGTTCACTTGATTATTTAGTTACCGGAAAAGAGCACCATTCAGTTGTCGAGGAAGCAACAAAAGACTTGGCTCTGTCGAAAATGGATAGTAAAATCAAGGACTACGCTTTGAAATTATCTAAATTGTCGGATAAAGAGCAAGAAAATATTATGAATTTAATAGATATGATGTATGAAAATACTCAAAATAAATCAAATTAATAAGAAAGGCGGTATTTTAATTATGAGTAAAACTGTTAAATGTCCTAAATGGGGTTGTGATGGTGTTGGCATACCTGTTGATACCAAGAAAAAATTCTCATTCGGCAAAGCGCTTGTTGGCAACACAGTAGGTGGTCTCTTCGGACCCGTCGGTGCCGTTGTCGGTACTGCTACCGGAATTAAAGGCAAGAACGGCAAAACAAAGTTTGTGTGTTCAAAGTGCGGTAACGTTTGGGAAAAGAAAATATAACTACAAGGCAGAGTTTTTACTCTGCCTCTATTTTTCCTTTAATAAATATGTACAAGTACAGTAACAGGTCTTTATCTTCCAAGCCCTCAATCATTTTAATTATTTCATCCTTATATTCCATACAATACTACCTCCGATACATCCATTATAGAACATTTGTTCTTAAACGTCAATATTAGGACGGCAGAAAAATCCACCGCCCTACCGAAACTTGAAGAGTTCTCTTATTTGAGAACATCATTACTGTAGCACTTTAAAGTGTTTTATTTTGTCGAATATTGACAACATGGATTGCAAAGAATAGATATATTACTACATAATTAATTCCCCCAATAAAATATTACATATTGAACTCTACAACTCATATTCCCTTGTACTATATCTTTAAAAACTACATACCAGCTATTATTTAACATAGTTACACCTTCTAAGTGAGAAGGAAAAGCCTTTCCGTCACCATTACTTATTAATATAGCAATATTATTAACAGAGAGACTTTCTAACTCAAACATGTTTTTGACTTGTTCTAAGGTAAATAACATAAATGAATTTTCACCCTTTGTCGCTGTTCTTACTGCGGTGCCAACTTTAATTTTTATACTATTTAATTTATCAAAATCCGTCTTTAAATTACCTAAACTCCGGTTTAATTCACCATATTTGTCATTCAAAATCTTACCTTGGCTCGCATCTAATGCACTGCCAGTGGTAGTAGTCGTGAGATTGTTCGCTAAATCTTTAAAAGCAAAGCTTTTCAAATCAGCGAACCACTTCTTAATTTTCCTGAAGCCGACCGACGCTTTTTCGCCAGAAACAAGATTTACTCTAGTTGTTGTATCGGCAAAAGTAACTGTTGTATTGCTTATGTTTCCATCTTCTGCAACCGCTCCGATATCGGTAGGGGTTATGTTTACATTTCCTCTGCGATAATAAGCTTCTTTTGCGCCTTTTACTCCTGTTACCGGTGTGCCGGCAAGCACATCCCAATATCTGTCGATTGTCAGATATACATTACTGCCGGCGGGGATTATATTACCGGCCCCCTCTTTAAAACCAGTGGTTGTGGTAAATTGGTCGGCTATGTTGTACATATCACCGGAAGTGGCATTCGCTGTGCTCGGTAAGTCGGCAAAGTTAATTGTTCCAAGAGGTCTTAATGCTCCACTTAAGCTCTCAGATATTTCTTTGGCTTGTTCTGCGTACTTTTGCGCTTCCGACTCGCTCTTAGCAGAGCTAGTCTCGCTTGTCTTAGCATTAGTTTCAGAAGCCTTGGCTTTTATTTCGCTTTCTTTAGCATTGCTTGCAGAATTAGCTGATTCTTGAGCTTTGCTTGTGGCAAGTTCTGCTGATTTTTGAGCTTGTGATACGGATTGAGCCATGCCGTCAAGATAATTCTGAATAAGTCTTTGAATTTCAGTGTCAAAATCCTCAACAGTTCCCATTCGCTTAACTATTCCGGGTGCAAAACACATCCATATCTGCTGTTTTTTTGTGTCGGAGTCGGTCGATACCGCCCATTCTCCGGCTTTCATTTTTAAGGGGTCAAACTGCGCGTATGCCCCTCGTCTCATTTGAATTGCCATAAGCTACACCTCACTTTCATCAATGCCTAATTTCCGGCATAATCTTGAAAACTTATCTTCCAATTCATCTATGTGTTTTTGCATTTTATCAATCTTCTGCTCGTCTCCGGCAAGTCTTAAAATTAGGAATTGCTCATAGTTCATGCCGTAGTACAATGTATCATCATCCGATGTCGCTTTGTTTTGAAAAATCATATCAAGGTTTTCATCGACATGTCCTTTATCTTTAAGGCTTTCGATTATATCCTGTGCCATTGCTCCAAAATATAACGGCTTGTCTGAATATCCTTGTCTATTAAGATTGTATTGAAATAAATCGACCGAGCCTACTGCGTCAATATAATCTTGATTAATTGCTCCAATATTCTTTTTTAAGCGTTTATCTGATGAACTCCATACCCAAGTATCATCGACTTGAAAACTTAAGGCACTGCCATCCCAGCCACAATGGTATTTATGCTCTGTTGTGTCACCACACATCGCGTATCCTCTATCGCTTTCTTGAAATTTTGGCGATTGCATATAGTCTGCTACACTTAGCATTTTTGCACCAATGCTTCCAAATGGGCCGCCTAGTGTTATTACGGCTTCGTCATTTTTATACAATCTAAGAAAGCCGCCGTTGCTTTCTAATCTAAATTTTGTCCCCACGTTGTTTGTTGACTCGATTTTAAATTTAGTATCCGACACGCTTCCACCAGTAAGCGATATTGATAAATTACCAACAATATTTTTACCAGTAATTGTTGTTCCTGTGATATTCTCTGCGTCAACTGAACCAGCCTTAACATCAAGTGCATTTACATAGCTTGTAGTCACTGTGTCTTTGGTTATCTGGGTGACTTTAGCAATAGTGTCAGCCACATTATCCCAAGCAATTTTCACACTGCTATCAAGTGTCAAGCCTTTATTGTCAAGGGTGACAAGCGCCTTTCCGTTTGCGTCTTTGACATACTGCTTGCCGTTTACGTTATTCTCACCGCCTAAAGTGAGCGTACCACCATGCGCCCAGTCAAAATTAATGCCAATAGCCGACATAATATTGAAAATAGCGTTTCCGTCTTTATCAACTCCGGCATTCCACGTTTTACCATAGTCACTTGATA